ACCAAGGTGTGTTAAAGACCTGGGACTTTCATTCCGAGACAGTTGATTATATAATTGAACACACCTACCATCCTGACTTCATCAAGCAGATCGACGGCAAGACAATCTTGCTGGAGGCTAAGGGCCGCTTCTGGGATAACGCAGAGTTTAGTAAATATATTTGGATCGACAAGGCTCTGCCTGACAATTACGAACTTGTGTTTCTTTTTGCTGAGCCTAACGCACCCATGCCACAGGCTAAGCGTCGCAAAGACGGTACCAAACGCAGCCACGCTGAGTGGGCAGATTCAAAAGGGTTTAGGTGGTATAGTGAATTTAGTTTTCCTGAGGAGTGGAAATGATCGACCGGAAGCAAGAACGAATTGAACGCTTTCAACGCAAGAAAAAACCAAAGAACAACACGGCACCTAAGCCCAAGAAAGTTACCAAGCACTATAAAAACTTAGAAGATTACTACGAGGACTACGAATGAAAGATCAATACGGAATGGATGTATATCAACAGTACATTCACAAGAGCCGATATGCCCGTTACATTCCCGAAGAACAGCGCCGCGAAACGTGGCCTGAAACCGGAGAGCGATACACTAATTACTTTAAGGATAAGGGTTTGATTGATGACGCCGAAGCTAAGCGCATCACTGACGCCATTCTAAACCTTGAAGTAATGCCTTCAATGCGGGCACTCATGACGGCAGGCAAGGCCCTAGATCGTGATAATGTTGCGGGCTTCAACTGCAGTTACATTCCTATTGATCATCCTCGCGCCTTTGATGAAATGATGTACATCCTTATGTGCGGTACGGGTGTTGGCTTCAGTGTTGAGCGCCAGTACATTACGAAGCTGCCTGAGGTTGCTGAAGAAATGCACCCTACTGAGACTGTTGTCTATGTAGTTGATAGCAAGATCGGGTGGGCTAAGTCCTTCAGGGAATTGGTTACGTTGCTGTATGCTGGCCAAGTCCCAACCTGGGATGTGTCTGGTGTGCGGCCCGCTGGCGCCCCGCTTAAGACCTTTGGTGGCCGTGCCTCTGGCCCTGAGCCTCTTGTCGATCTGTTCAAATTTACGGTTGATCTCTTCAAGAATGCTGCAGGCCGCAAGCTAAGTTCCATTGAATGCCATGATCTTTGCTGCAAAATTGCACAGATTGTTGTGGTTGGTGGCGTCCGCCGATCTGCCCTAATCTCTTTGAGTAATCTTACTGATGATCGTATTCGACGGGCTAAGCACGGCTCTTGGTGGGAGACTAACCCCCATCGTGGCCTTGCAAACAACAGCGCCTGTTACACTGAGAAGCCTGACTTCGAAGCCTTCCTGAATGAGTGGGTCAGTCTTTATGAATCTCGCTCTGGTGAGCGTGGTATGTTCAGTCGAGTGGCTAGCCAGAAACAAGCAGCCAAGAATGGGCGGCGTGATGCGGACTGGGACTTCGGAACCAACCCGTGTTCTGAGATTATCCTACGCCCCAATCAGTTTTGTAATTTGAGTGAGGTTGTTGTGCGGCCCAACGATACCTATGAAACCTTGTTAGATAAGGTTGAGATTGCAACTATCATTGGTACGCTTCAAGCAACACTCACTGACTTCCGATACCTTCGGGCTATTTGGCGCCGCAACACAGAGGAGGAGGCCCTGTTGGGCGTTAGCCTGACTGGTATCCTTGATCATCCTGTACTGTCTGGCAAGAAGGGCAAGATGGACGGTAAGACCTTGCCTGAGATTCTTGAAGGTCTTAGGCAGCATGCCGTAGAGATTAATGCTGATTGGTCCCAAAGGTTAGGCATCAATCAGAGTGCAGCCATCACCTGCGTTAAGCCTAGCGGTACGGTAAGCCAGTTGGTGGACAGTGCTTCTGGGATTCATGGGCGCTTCGCTGAGCATTACATTCGGCGGGTGCGGGCTGACATGCGAGACCCCCTGTGTGGCGTCTTAGAAGCCGCTGGAGTCCCGTCAGAGATTGACGTTATGTCCCCGACCACCAAGGTCTTTAGCTTCCCTAAGCAGGCTCCAGGGAACGCTGTGTTCGCTTCAGACCAGACGGGTGTTGAGCAACTTGAGATTTGGGACACCTACCAGAAACATTGGTGCGAACACAAGCCGTCGATCACTGTTTACTATCGTGACGATGAGTTCTTGACCATTGGTAACTGGATGTATAACCGATTCGATGAGGTGTCGGGGGTTAGTTTCCTGCCATACAGCGATCATACTTATCAGCAGGCACCCTACGAGGCAATCAATAAAGACCAATACACCGAGCTGCTTAAGCTTCAGCCGAAGATTGTGGACTGGGATATTGTTGAGGAGTCTGATGTTACTGAAGGCTCTCAAGAGCTAGCGTGTGTGGGTGGTGCCTGTGAATTACCCTGAAATCTCACACCTGTGCAATAGGTTTGGTATTGTCTGTAAGGAATTTGGGGCTTCAGGGAAGATGGTCTCTGGCCCCATCACCAGCCAAGCACTTAAACCTGTTGACTTTTGCCCCGTATGTGGGTTAGCATCTAGGGAACGGGTACAACGACTCATTGAGGAAATTAGCCATGATTAAACCTGACGATATTGTTAATACCATGCTTGATTACTATGACTCAGATATAAACAAACACCTCATGAACATTGAGATTATGATTACTAATCCAATGGCCTTTCATGACCACGACAAATTCAACGAGGCTATTGAGAGCCAACTAGACTTGATTACTGAGTCTAAGGATCGAAAGGAAGCTTTGCTTCTGGTGCGGGATTATCTTCTAGACTGGGAAGAAAGCATTGCGTGAAGGTAACGTAGTAAGCTTTCGAATTTACTTCGACGGTAAGGGTGTGCTAGGCTCTGAGCTTAGCCGCCTTCCAAGTGAGGATGTTCATAAGGTCTTCAAAGATCAACACGACCAGCGCATCATAAACAAGATTCTTGATGTAGCCATGAGAAATTTTGAAGACCTTCATGAACGAATTGAAGCGGAGTTAGATGCCATTAACCACGGCGGGAACGAGCAGTCTTAGCAGCAATCTTCTTAGGCTGCGCAGAATGTTGCTTACCAGCCTTAGTGTCTTGGCGTTTCTTGCGGGAGGTTGCAGCATACTCAGCAGCCGTCAGAGACTGTCGAGCCTTCTTAGGTAGGTAACGCTCTCCGGTTGCTTTAGGTCCTTGGGTACTGGGCTTGCCGGACTTCGTACCCCATTCTTCGTTCGTCCATTTCTTTAAAGACTTTTGAGGTTTTTTTAACGACATGATTCACCAATTTTTTGAGTTTTGTGTGTATGTGCTGGAGGTGATTGGCTACCATACAGGTATGGGATATGAACTAGCCAACATTGTTATCTTTGTGTTCCTTCAACCAGCCCTTATTCTGTTGTTCTTTATTCTTTGGGTGCGGGCGCTAAGGTCAACTTAGGTGTATCCACCCCCTTTGTCTTTGTATTCTTTGGCAAGCATCTGGGCCTTTCGTGCCGACCATTGTCCAGCCTTGCCGCCTTTTGTACCGGCTTTAATTTTGTTGAAGAGGTTGCGCCGCATAGTCGGTTTTGTATAGTTACCAGCTTCATTGACTCGACTCTCCCCTCCTTTGGCTTTGGTTACACGCTTTTTCATTACCATTTCACCTTATCGGCCCAGTAGGCCGCACTCATTTTTCCCTTCGCAATGTTCTTGCGATGCCTTGCCTTAAAACTTGCTCGCTTCTTCTTCATGGCCTCAGACTCACCCGCCTTGGGTTTCCCCGCAGTCTTTGCGCCTTGCTCACCAAAACGAATAATTTTTTCTTTACCGCCTTCGCAGGCCTTAACCACATGAGATTTAGTGGGATGTTTAGGGGTCCTCTTAGGCTTGTTGCACTTCATCTTATCCTTGTCTACACGATTAGACATACTCACCACTCCTGATCATGTGCGTGACTTCAAGGGCCCTGGTGCCTACCTGCTTGGCCCAGCGGCTGTCGAGAAACTCTACTGCAGCTTCCTCGTAGTTACCGGCCTCCATGGCCGCTAGGGCCTTCACAAACTTCTTGAGGCGGGGTAGCCCTAGGTTAAAACAGAGGTTGATCATGGCGTCCCTACGGGCTTCTGAGAGATTGCGGTACCATGTAAAATTGGAGTCTAGCTCCTGAATACACCGGTTAATATCATTCTGAAGTAGGTATTCAATCTCGTCGTGAGATAGACCCAACCCCACATTCTTTTCAATGCACCTACCAACACCAATGGTAGCGTAGCCAAGGTGGTCATCATATACAAAGTGCTTCATGCCTTCGTGGCGCTTGAGCATATCCAATAGTTTTTGCACTAAACCTCCTGGGTGTCAGTGTCTTGTTGATCCATGACAACTTCAGGGCGTCCATAGATTTCTTCTTCGGGGCCTAGATCAATCTTAATCCTGTTTGCTTCACCTAAAAAAGAAGTATAGGGAAAGATTTCTCCTGCTACCTTTCGGATAATTCCGTAAGCACCCCGTGTTTTTCCTGAGGCATCTTCAAAAAGACCACCAGGGATTTTACTAAAGTCATATATGTCTTCTAGAAAAACACGACCATTTTCACGGACTAGGTTGCCTCGGCCAATAGTAAGAGCCGTGTTTAATACAGGATCGGCTGCAATAGACTTTGCTTTTTCAGTGAAGCCTTCGGAATCTCCCCAGTCACGATTACCATGCACCCATTCTGCAGGGCTTTGACCAACGGCAGTTTTAGGATAATCACCATAATCAATATAATTCCTACCTTCACGAGCAGCGTTGATGGCCGTTTCTTTTAGAACGCTGACAAGATTGTTACTAAAGTTTTCAGTAGTTTTTTCACCGGTCCGCAGCATGCCGCTTACAAATTGCTTGGCAAAGTCCCAAGCAGATTCTTGTGTAGGCGGAGCTTCTTCAAGTTCAATAGCTTCTTTTGCTTTTGTTGGCCGTGGGCCTTTACGTTTTTTAACCGGCTCTTTAGCCTCTTTAACCTGCTCATCTAAAGTTAGCTTTTGGCCCGCATAGATTTTATTAGCATCTTCGATGTTGTTAAGTCTTGCAATCTCTGCTACGGTTGTGTTATTATCCTTGGCGATTTGAGACAGGGTGTCGCCGGACTTGATAACGTAGCCGCCTTCTGCAAACGCTGGGCGGTTAGGGTCAAAATCAGTAGCCGTGTAAGACTTGTATTGCTCTGGTCGGAACAACAGGTATGAATAAGGCGTTTCATTTTCAAGAGAGGCTTCAAAGGTGTTGCGGTATTTGATAGAATCAAATCCTAAGCCCTCTAACCACTGCCTAAATTCTTTTCCTAGTTGTGTTCCCAAAAGTTTTATTTTAAGATTTTCAAGCTCTCGTCCTTGTGTAACTCCTTCAAAGCTTCCTGACATTTGAATAAAGTCTGCTCGCTCAGCTAGGTCACTAAAGATCAAATCTTGTTCGTCAGATATTTTTACACCTTGTGCTTCAATAGCATCAAAAAATACTTGAGTATCTAAAGGATTAGTTAAAATATCAACAGGGTCCCAGCTACCAAAATCTTGCTCAAGAACAAGAGGATTTTTAGTTTTAATATATCCTTTCATCATTGTTGATGGAGGAATTTGAATACCTTCTTCAAAGACACTGCTTTCTTTAAGGCGCTGCCCTTCGTCCTGAAAAAACTCAGACATCTCTTTAGCTGTAGGCATCTCGCCTTCTTTATAGATATACATATCTTCTCTGCCCGCATTTACTTTACGGGCAATGATACTAGATGCTTGACCTAGATTACCAACATGCGTTCCAATCTCTCGTGGCCAAATAAAAGATAGGTCATAATTTAAATCGTTAAAGCTTGTGACGCCCCTAAAAAACTTAGGTTCTTTTTCAACAGAATCGGCAACAAACTCTTCGGCAGAAACACCACGCATATTATCAAAGGATTGTTGAGGATACTGACGAGGCTTAGGAAGCTCATCAAGCATATCATCTAAAATTCTTTTAGAGTCGGTGTCTTCTAAAAATTCTAGGAGTGCGTTACGCGCCGCAGTTTCTGCACCCTCAGGAGTTAAGTAGTCTTCATAATCTTCATTAGTAAGAAACTGCTCTCGTAGAACAGGAATAAACTTATTATATTTCTGAGGAATTGTGTCGTTGTCCCCACCTTTTCTTTGAATATAAAAATATTTATCTACAATATCATTTAGGCCAACAGAGATTGCTGAACTATAATCACCATACTTATCAACAATATCTTTTAGCTCCATCATTTCTTCAAAGTTTTCAATTTCTTCTTCGTCATATCCACGGGCACGACTAAACGCCTGCCAGCCTCCTTCTACGCCTTCTGAATATCCTTCATATTCTGGAAGTTGTTGAAGCTCTTCTAGGGGCTTTTCATTTTTTTCTCTAAAAGCAACACGCACATTCCGTTCAATGTAGTCTTCTAGATCATAGTCAGGAGACATATCGCTCATAGCAAAATCATCAACAGACTCAAAATCATCAGTAGGTTCAAAGTCTTTTTGATTTTGTTTACGGGCATACAAAATCTCTTCGTCTACTTCTTTAGCAACTTTTGAGATTTGGTTTTCGTTAAAGAGATTACCGCTATACTCTTTAATTGCTTTTGCGATTATAGAACTAAAGGCCATGTGTTAATCCTTAGATAAGATTTTTGTCAGGGTCTTCTTCGTCAACAAACGCAGAGCCTGCTTGAATGTTATAGGGCTGTCCGGTCATTTTGTCAATGCGTTCGTCTGGTTCTTGTGGCGCATTAGGCACATCAACCTCACCACCCTTAGCAAACATTTTTCTACGAACATCTACAGGCATAGGAGCAATACCAAAGTCTCTTAGGTCACGATCAACGTCCCTTCCCCAATCCCTGATAGTATCCATCATTTGTGTGCCGGTGTACTTTTCTACCGTATTTATTGCGCTGCCTAAAGGTACCTTTGATGTTACAAGTGAACCTAGCTGCATGTTGAAAAGCTTGGTAGCGTCGCTCCCTGCTGGACCAAAAAACATCATGGCATAGGGAGTAAGGCTTCGCGTATACATTGCGCTTGTTCCTGCACGCTCAGCAGCATCAGCAATAAAAGCAAGACCGCCCGCTCTTTGAACAGCATCCGCTGCAATCTCATGGGCTTCTTTGTCTTCTACACTTTCACCACGGGTTTTAATATAATTAATACCCGCTTGAGCGCCAACCATAGTAAGCGCAGCGCCTGTAATTTTAGCCACGTTTTCTTTAGTGGGATTACGAATAAGAGTTTTAGCAGCTCCTTTTAGTACCGTATTTGAAAATGCTGCAGGATAAGAAAGAATTTGAAACATAAACGAAGAGTTAGGATGGCTGTACCAACGAGGCTTAGACCCTGCCATAGCAGTAGGGTTTAGAATAACGTCATTGGTGTAACGCGCAGCTCCATTTTTAATTTCTTGATAAAACGGATCATTAATTTTGCGGCCATTGTTAAACCACTGAATGGCTGTATCAATATTAAATCCCAACTCAGATAGCTCGTCCCTTTTTGCTTGGATACGAGAAGTAATTTTACCGTTTCCATGTTTTGCAAGAGTTTCAATATTATCTTGAATAAGATTCCGGCCTGAGTTATAGGCAACCAATTGTGCAAATTTTGTCCAAGCATCAAGACCATTCCATTTAAAGAATGTTTTGCTTTTTTCTTGTATCCATTTGCTACGAATTTCATCACTACCAACAAGACGGTTGCCTAGCTGTTCAAGGCTTTGTTCCATAGCCAATCCAAAACTTTGCATTTCGTCCCATGCTTCTTGGGCTGTCATGCCGTGTCGAGACTGAAGCATCTTATGAGAGTCTTTAGTTATGGTATTAAAAGATACTTCAAGAGCTTCATTAAGCCCTTTAACACTATTAAGAACGCCTGCCCTTCCAACATTTAAAAGGACTTCTGGAAGCGAAGTAAGAGTAGCAAGAGACAAATAGGCAACTTGATTGATTCCTGATGAAATATCAGTACCCATTCTATAAGCCGGATGTTCAATAGTTTTATTTAAATTTTCACCAGTGGCATAATCATAAACGGCTTCTAAATTATTTTTTTGATTTACAGTTAAACCGCGACCGCTGGCTTTTTGCATTTCTTTTTCAATAGGTGCAATCCATTTAGTTCTAAACCCATCAATATTAGTAACACCTAACACTCGTTTTTTGGCCAAAGCTCGACCGGCCTGCGTCATATAACTATATAAAGATGCACTAACATCACGGTTTAAAAACTCTTCATACCTAGAATCATCTTTAATTTTATTAAAGGAACGTTTTGCTGAAAAGAAATGGCCAGTAGTACCAGCATCAATTTGAGTTTCTTTTTTTAACATTCCTTTTACAATTTCTGTTGCTTTTTCTAGAGTTTCTTCTTCCCCGTCTTCAAAAAGAAGCTGAGCTAACTTTTCTGGATTACTTTCAATAGCAGCTCTGTCCCACATACGAGGAACATAATTATCAATTTTATGTTCAATAATACCTTCGCGCTTTAGTACGTTACCCACATCAGCATACATCTTTTTAATTTCAGCAGCAGCCCCATTAATCCTTTTATCGTTGGCAGGCCTGCCCCGGATAGCTAGACTAAGTAAATTATTTTCTTCGTCTTTAAGGGCGCCGTTCAACGTTCCTAGTCGATAAGGCCGCACAACAGACAGATAACGCCGCCAATAATGACCCGTGATTCGTTTTTGTGCTTCAAACAAATCTTCGCCAATAGTAGCTTGCTCGCCTCGCCACTGCTTAGCAAAGTCCCTGTTTAGCTTTCCTTGAAGAACTTTGGCAGTTCCTGAAATACGAGCATAGGGAGTCAAGACTCCAGGGGCTTTACCACCCGCCATCCTAGAAGAAAAATTAGAGGCAATTGAATACAAATTAAAAGCAAATTTGTTGTATGCATTATCTTTGTTAGCATCATTAGCCGCCGCAATAGCGTCGTCTATTAGCTTATCTCTTGTTTTTTGACCACCACCAAGGTACTTAACAAAAGCATCAAGCTCAGCAGGGTCCATCAAATCTTCAGGATCAAGAGTGGATACATCTTTACCGGCGGTTTTGGCTAAAAAACTATCTGCAAGTTTAGCTGCATTAGGAGGAATACCTAAATCAAATTCTCCTTGAACAGGAACATCTCCAAAATCAAAAGCACCTTGTTGAGGAGCCTCCCTAGTTTCTTCAATAATTTCCCTGGCTTTTGCTAAAGTTTCTGGAGAATCAGAAGCAATTTTAGTGGTTCCATTAACAGTTTCGGTAGCTGCTAAGTTTTTTTGATCAATTTTAGATTTTTTCAGCCCACGGTAAATAGCCCCAGCGCCGCCTATAACACCGCCAAGGCCCGCTCCAGTTGCCGCCGCTATTGCAGCTTCACCATAATCTGTTTCTGCTCTGGCATCTATAGCAACTTCAAGATTTTGAGAAGCAAGGCTATCCAAACCTGTCCAAGCTGCTCCTGCAGCCATAGCACCGGGAACAGTGTTTATCGCCCCCGCACCTTTTTTAATTGCGGTCATAAGGCCTTGTCTTGCTGCAGCAGTTGCCGTGGCACCAGCAGCGCCAGAAGCACCACCACTAAAAACTGCTCCAACTAAAGAAGCAAGATTGAAAGGGTCTGAAAGAACATCACCAGTGTAATCTGTAATAAAACCAGCCCAGTCATCTACTTCTGCATTTTCCCAACGAGTCTGTAGGCGGCGAGCAGCAGCTTTGACTTCTTCTGACTCATCTTTTAAAATGTTTGCGCGGCTCCACATTGTTCCAATTTTTATAGTTTGATCGCGCATGAACTCGCCAAGGTCTTCGGTCGAACCCCAGCCCGTATCCATTAGCGCAGAAAAAACATTTTCGTTACGATTGAGTGCTTCGCTAACAAGCTCAAAATCAGCAACAGCTTCTGGATCGTTGTAAATATCGGTAGTCGTTTCAGGCCCTTTAATGTATTGATCAAAGCTTTCTTGATCAGGCGCAAAAGAAAAAGTAGGTTGCTTTTTTTCTTCTTCGTCTTGCGAAAGAAACGAATTCAATTCACTGTAATCGTAATCCATAATCTTTCCTATTGAGGTGCCGAAACAAATTGATCTCGGAAGTATTCAAGATACGTTACGTCCTGACCCGCAATTTTGGTATTAGCAAAAAAGGGGGCGTTATCTTTCATCCAATAAAGAAACCGTTGACGTTGCACCATATCTTGATTATTAAAGTTTTGAACAACATTTCTGCCCATATTTGAAGCTACCTCACCAATCAAACGATTAGCAAGATTACGAGAAATACCAGAACGCTTTACATTACCTAAATTATCTAAAGCAGCAATAGCTAAAATAGGATTGTAACCATTGTTAGTAGAGATTAAATCAAAACCTAAATCGCTTTTATAGTTCATTGCTGCCATTTTAGTAGCAACCGCCCACTGTTGGTTTAGGTTTAGGCCCCGCATATTTTCTGAAACTGCTTGATGAAGAATGTGACCCGTAGCTCCAAAAGTTCTATAGCGACTTTCCCTTACTTTTGAATCTACATCTTTAATTGTTTTACCTGCAGTTCCTTTAAAGCTATCAACAAAAGCATCTTCAACTTCTTTAAAAGCGTCACCACCATACATCCTCATGTTTTCCATAGCGGCCTCAGCAATTGCTGGCTTAAGCCTATTAGGATTAAAAGGATTATTTCCTGCAAAGCGAGGATTGTATTCAAGAGGCTGACCAGTTGACAAATTAATCCGTCGAACAATCTGCCCTGTTTTAGTAGAATACTCACGAACAGTAATGTCTTCTGTTTCGAAAGTATTAGGGTTATAATAGTTTTTAATTGTAATGTCGTTAGGAGTTAAAGGAGAAGAAGCAATTTCAGTTAGTTCAGATTCAACCAACTCTCGTGCTAAAAAAGGATTGTTAGTTTCTTTGTATACCTTCATATATTCTGAAGCTGCACCGCCAAGTTTATCTAGGTTGGCCGTATGCATATCAGCTTCAGCATCTCCAGTAAAAACAGAACCAAGCTTTTTAAGGAATGCTTCAGGAATAGATTGAGCTTGAGTTTTTAGCAGCGCCCTATCGTATGCATCAACACCGTTTTCGCCAGAAGCAGTTACCAAACGTTTAGCAACTTCTAATCGCCTTAGGTGTTCTTGATAGCGTTGATCAGCAAGTTGATCAACATATTGATTAGTAATTTGAGCTAAAGCGGTTTCAGAATAATTAGGATTTACTTTATATGCTGCATCTTTAGCATAACGAGTAGCTTCAGCAGTAACTTGATCTCTAAAATAACTCATACCTTTTTGTTGAAATTTTTGTTCTTCCATCAAAGTTTGAGAGCTTCCAGCCATAGCACTTCGAAACTGAACACGTTTTTTTAAATTATCTTCATCGTTAAAAAAAGCCTGCGCTTTGTTTTTAAGATACTGATTACCAACAGCCACGCCAGCAGTAAGTCCAAGACCCAGCAAAGCTTGCTTTTCTTGTTGTTTGCGCATTTGTCGAGATTGTGTATCTCTACGCTGCCGCACATTAGACAAAAGAGATTCGCCGTATTCTTCAATAGCCATAGTATTTAAACCTCTTCTTCAACAGGCGGAGGAGCCAATAGACTAGATTCATTAGTAGTCATTTGTGCTTCTTCTGATTTTCCCATAAGGCTTTCTGGAGCTGGGATAGATTCAATTTTAGCTACCATTTCTGGCGGCAATTCTTCTTCAACTTTAGAAACGTCCAAAGATTTTGCAAGCATCTGGAGTTTTTGTTGTTGAGGACTCATGTCTGAATCATAGTCTTCATCAAACTCGTCTTCTTGTTGATCACGATAAATGATAGGATCAATATCTGCACGTTCTGCAAGACCAAGAAGCATGTATGCCGTAGGCTCAACCAACAACATAAGAAGATCAGGATTCCACTTTCCTTCACTAAAACCTGCAAACAGCGTGGTTTGAACAACGTCCATAATCGGAACGCCATCATCCAATACAGTCATAAGGTCAGTGTAAGTATCAGCATCAATAAACTTTTCAAACAAAAACTCAGAAGCCTCGTGAATAGTAGTAAACTGGGGAGGCTTTTCGTAAGGAGCTGGGTTGCTAGGATCAGAAGTAAGACTTTGCCCAGGAATGGGGCGACCACCACTAGAAATAACTTTCATATATTCTTCGTTCATGCTACAACCCCAGGATAGATAGAACTAAAAAGTTTTTTGTAGTTGTTATAGGCAGCACCTGCCCCATAGGCATAGGATTGCGCAAGCATTGGGTCTGCTTCAAACCGCTGATAAACAACGGGTAGTTGATTACGAGCAACATCAGGAGCATTATAAATATCTATAATGCCTGCGCCTTCATATTCGCGCTGCATTTGTTGTTCACGAGTAGGGTTAAACATTTCAATAATTTTTTTACCAGACTCTAAAAGGCTTTTGCCTTTTTGAAGAGCAGGATCAGTCTTAAAGGCATCCTCATAAAAAGTGCCTTCAGACATTTCTAAATTTTCAGCAGGGGTGCCAGAGCCTTGAAGAACCGGATCAGTTGCTAAAGCATCTTCATAAAAAGTTCCCTTAGGCATAGCCAAGTTTTCGGCGGGCGTAGGGCCTGCCGGTACTGTATCAGGTCGGAACCAATCTTCGGGTGCCCTGGACACAGGAGCAGAAGGCTCAATACCAGCAGCCCTTAGATCAATTTGCCCTGCTTCTTTGCTAGGCAGTCCCGTACCAGCTTCAAGATTAAACTCACTAGCAGGTTGTTCATCAAGAAAATCTAACTTAGAATCGTCAAAAGTGCTAGGGCCTTCAGTGCCAGAAAGAGCTTCTTGAGCAGGAGTAATAGTAGATTTTACAAAATATTTATTAGGGTCGGTCAGCGTTCCCATACTAAACAAATCACCGCCCTTAGCCGCAACATCAGAAACAGCAGTTTGAGTAGTCTTCCAAGCTTCAGTAAAAGTCTTAGATGTAATATCAATACGACCGCCAGTAACGCCTTTAATTAAATCTCCAGCCCCTGGAATCTTATTAATAGTTGCACCAACAACATCACCAAGAACTTTGGTAACGCCCTCAGTTACACTTTTAAACATGCTAGTAGCTTTGGTTCCTACATTAACTGCAGCATTTAAAAACTGTCCAGCGCCTTTTATAAAACCTACTGAGCTTTGCATCATAGTTCCTGCTAGCCCCCCTAACATGCCACCAATTCCAGGCAACACAAGGGCGAGGCCAATTTGACCCACAATGCCAATCTTATCCATAAACTTGCCAACTTTCTTGACAGTCTTTCGGATGCCTTTGCCAATCTTGCTGACAACTTTTTTGAAGCCTTTTTTAATCTTCGAAAAGAATCCCATTAATTTTCTCCGATCAACCCGTTAGGATTTTGCTAATAGCATTAATAAGAGTAGCAGTGGTACTGGAGCTTTGATTTGCTGCTCCAGACTCATTGCCAATAGCCGTAGCATACAATTGGGTTTTACGAGTCTCTTCATTTTCATAAGACTCTCGCACATAATTAGCTTCATCACGCAACTGCTGCCAAAGGTTTTGTTGTTCAAACATATCCATGTTAAACTGATTCATTACGTTTTGTTGGTTGGCTGCATTAATGGCTGCAGTGTTAATGGTGTTAGCCTGTCGCCGCCATGCAACATCAGCCTGCTCAATTGCTTGACGATTAGCTACGTTAAACTGATCGCGCTGTTGATCAAGCTGAGCATTAAATTGATCGGCTTGAGTTTGCATTTGAGCATTAGCCAACGAAACCTGCGTAGCATTTTGAGCGTTCTGAGCCGCAATACGATTCTGCTCAGAAGCATTAAACTGAGACATTGCATTTAATTGTGATGCATTAAATTGCTCAACTTGTGTTCCAAGGCTAGCCATAAACTGATCAGCTTGTTGCTGATTTGCAGCATTGAACTGACGAGCAGCATTCTCTGCAGCCTGATTAGACAACATAGTCTGCTGTGCTTGTTGTTGATTCAACACACGAGCCTGTTGATCGTTTTGAAGATTTGCCATATCCATCTGCAAAAAGGCTTGAGCATTTTGCGCAGCAATTTTAGTACGAGCATCAAGGTTTGCAAGGTCCATGGAGGCCATAGCCGTTGCATTCTGCATGATAGCCTGCTGCTTGGCGTCAAAATCCTTCATGGTCATGGTTTGCATAAACTGACTATTAGTCAACTCAACCTGCTGCGCTGCATTGAACTTTGCCATATCCATGTTAGCAACAACATTGGCATTCTGAACGGCTCGTTGTTGATTTACATTCAACTGAGCAACATTCATTTCAGCAGCAATACGCCCCTGAAGAAGATTCGTATCTAGCTGAGCCTGAAGGTTAGCTAGCTCAGTTTGTTGAGCAGCATTCAAGTTATCAGCAGACGCCTGATTCAATGCAGCCAAGTTGGCTAGTCGCATCTGTTGATCGTTAGAAAGGTTTGCAAGATTCATGTCTTGCTTAAGCTGAGCATTCTTAGCCAAGAAGTCTGCAGCAACATTCATTTCTGCAAGGCGCCGCTGATTCTCAGCAGATTGATTAGCGCCTTGGACCTGTGCCTCAATCTCTAGGTTTGCAAGCTCCATCTGTTGCTCGTTGCCTAGATTTTGGGCCCGCATAGCTTGTTCGTTTTGAGCATTAAGAACAGCAGCTTGCTGGCGGTTCTGAAGATTTTGAACCCGCATCTGTTGTTCTTGTTGTGCCGTAGTCAACGTAGCTTCTTGGCGGAACTGAGATTGCATAACAGACATCTGTTGAGCCATCTGAGCCGTTTGAGAAGCAGCGGTCTGACGATTAGACAGATTGGCTAGACGCAGCTGCATAGAATTAGTAGCTTGAGCTAGATTAGCCTGTTGCTCATTGGACAGATTTTGAGCAGCACGAGCCTGAAGCGCCTGTGCATTGCTCTGAGCCATCGGCATAGCACTTTGAATGATTGCATTAAACAAAGCATCACGACCAACCGTAGAGGCTGTGAGGCCCCTTTGAGCCATACGCTGATTAACAGCATCAACAGCCGGTCGGGCCCAGGCCGGAATCTCACCGTCTTCAAGGCCTCCAAGGAGCGTTTCCATCTGAGAAGAAACAAGAGCCTCAGTAGGCAATGCGGCTACTGCAGCCCTAACTTCAACAGGTTGATTATCAATTTGAGCCGTAACGGTTTGAGGGTCTTCAACAATAGCTGCACTAATTGCGGGAGGCATATCACCAATTTCGGCAACCATAGAAGCTGCTGAGCCTTTAGCGGCAGTACCCTTAACGGGTCGTTGCTTGGCGGCTTCGTAGCCAACGGTTCCAATAATTTGAGCAGCCTTTCCATCAGTTGCTGGAACACCCGTAATGGCTTCTCGTTGTTTAGCTTCTGCTTCAGGACTAGGTGCAACCTTTGCAACCTCTCCCGTAACTTGATCAACAAAAGCACCGCTAGAAAGATTATAGTCAACTGCTTCGGCCTGGGCAGCTTGTTCGGCAGCCATGTCTCGTTGAGCAGCAACAGCCGGTTGAGTAATGGTACCCTCTTGAACCTGTGCAATTGCTTCGGGGCTAACCTCGCCCTGAGCGGCCTGCATAGGTTGAACACCCGCAGCCTGAGCAGCTTCCATTTGCGCCGCTTGAACCTGTTGAGGAGCCGCAGCCGTAGCTCCAGGCCCTGCAGTCTGTGCGGTTGCAACACCTGCCTGAGCCTGTGTGGCCGTAACGTCAGCCGTATCAGCCATTTGGTATACTTGAGACTCAGGCCCTTCGTCAACTTTGGCTAGGTTTTCTACATCAATCTGAGCAGCTTCTTTGGGCGGAGGGGTGCCCATATAAGCTTCGGAGGTAGGATCACCCAACCCAAGAGGCGGCGGTTTTTTATCAGGAGCTTCTGCCATAATATCAGTCCCAGGTTGTGTCGTTACACTTTGTTGTTCAACT